ATGGGTCCGTTGCGGTAAAGCTGAGTGATCATGGCGCGAAGTGATCTTGCGGAGGGCCTGAGAGCGTCACACGCGATCAGGAGATGTGGTGCCACGCATAATTGACGTTATGGGTAAATCGATCGCCGGGGGCTGCGCAATGGTCCCGACGATCGATTCTGGCCGTTGGCCGCAAGTACCATAACGTCCTCACATTATGCGTACCTCTGGATTCCATGCCGGCCTCGATGTACAGTCCTTTTAATCACCAAAAAGCATAACTCAACTAAATTACCGTTTATTCGAGTTATAACAGCCAGCAACGAAAACGCCACCAGAAATGAGGACGGGTTTCCTGCAGGTGCCACTTCCAATCAATAACATGAGAGTTACAGAGGTCTAAGCGCTCGACGACGGGATTGAATTTATACATGAGTTCAAGTGATTTCATTTGATAGTTCTCTGAGTGCGACTGGTATCAGGAATAATGTTAAAGCGTGAAACCTTTTGTGCTTGCGCGCTCTGGTCCACCGCTGCGAGCCCTCGCTGCGGACCGTCGCGCGACTCAAGAGAACGAGTTGATGAAAGACCGGCAGGTGTGGCATAAGCTGGCTGCTGCTTAGTGTCATCAAAGTATCCGTTCTGCACGACCGACATACAAAAATCAAAGGACGTTGTCATGCGTGTGGCCTGCTGTGAATAGCACTGGCAAACGGTGTCTTCACCATTGAATGTACCAGTATTTAAACCTCTCGACTTAGCAGACAAGAGCATACGTACATCGGTCGAAGCCATGCAGGTAGGACGTGGAAAATCACGGGCCTTGTTAGTTTCATCGTACCTGGGCGCAGAAGATTCAACATCAGCAATCCTAGGCTTGTACTGCTGAACATATTCCTGAACAGGTTGAACAGTACGGCCTTGGGTCGTAACACCGGGAGTTGAAGGTACTGATGAAGGTAGCTTAGATTCTGAAACAGTTGATTGAGAGTCTGAGTGCATAAGAGCCTCACTGTCAGATGTTTTGCTCTTCATAACATACCAAAAGCCAAAACCAAGCAGCAAAATAGGAATAATAAGCACAGCCAGAAAGAGAGGCACTAACTTGTAATAACTAGGAGTGACCTTCTTGTGAGTATGAACGGTTGAAGACTTATAAAGGCCAAAATAGTGTTTATCGAACTCTATTTTAGACTCTTGAGCCATTTTAAAGTTAGTTCGACTTTCGGGCTTATCAATACACATCTCATATTCATGCCTGAATATGCCTTTAGTACGACCGTATGGGCGAATAAAGTTTATATGCTTGCCTACCAACTTTCGTACAGGTGAGCAAATAAGTGATGGGTGCTGCGTGATGATATGAACGTCCCAACCATGATGTCGATGTTTCTCAAAGCGAGTAACTTTTTCAACACGTCCACGGATATCAGTACCGAATGTACCCTGAGCCTCGTCTATGACAATAACGGAACCATCAGGCAAGTCATACCAAAGGTCAGGAGTTTCCCATTCAACCCATTTAGACTTGAGCTGATCGACCTTAAGCTCAGGGATGCCATGATAGTAAATAGTACGTGGCGGAAGGCTTGAATCATCGGGATCTTTATGAAGACGTAGCAAAGGGTTGTCGGGATCAACAGCGTGCTCCAAATCGATCTCTTTGATGGTGTTAAGAGTTTTGCCGGAACCGGGCAAACCAGTACGAAGAAATAACATGCGCCCTACTCCTTAGGTGTCCATTTCATAGATGTTTTACTACCAGACTTATTCATACCAGCGAGAAGAGCGCGAGCAATATATGCAGAAAAGAGGATATTCAAACAAACGTCTATCTTGAGCATACCAAGAACTGAAATCCAGTCACTAGGCAAACCACCGAGTTGAGAAAAAGCATACCCCTTAGCTTTGTCGAGAGCAGCATCAATGCCGACATAACTTGTTGCTGCGAAGCCGAGTCCGCGAAGTAACTTCCAGCCCAAAGGGACTATTGAAAATCCAACCATGCGCAAGAACAGACCAATAATTGCAGGCATTTATCAAACTCCAGTTGCGATAATTTCAGCTGCCTTACGCATAGCAAAAGCAACCATTAGATAACCCATAAACGTGAGAAACGTGCAAAGACCGGGAACGTTAGGGTCAAGGGTAAATGACCTGCCAGACATGAAGGGAACACTTATAGTCCTAAGAACTGGGCATGAAGCACCAAAACGACTACTAGTATCAATCATAGATGTTAGATCGAACGTAGAATCGGAATCAGGCTTGATAGGTTTATAATCTTCGCCTGCAAATTCAGATTGAAGTTCGGACTTTAAATCAGCAATCTTTTTCTCAGTAAGATCACGGTACTCTTTATCTGCGCAACGTGATTGCTGTTCCTGCCGAAGAACAGCACATTGAATAACATCACCAGTGCAAGAAACAACAGTTTGACACTGCATATCACCGGAAACCTGAGCGTCATCCTCTCCGCATTTATCACCTTCACAAGTACCATCACCAGTGCCGGAACCTGAACCACTGCCTGATGCGCTACCAGAGCCTGAGCCAGAACCTGAACCTGAACCTGAGCCACTGCCAGAACCTGAACCACTGCCAGAACCTGAACCGGAGCCACTACCAGAGCCAGAACCACTACCTGAGCCGCTGCCAGAGCCGGAACCACTACCTGAGCCGCTGCCAGAGCCGGAACCACTGCCAGAACCAGAACCAGAACCAGAACCAGTACCAGTGCCAGGTGTAGTGGGATCAGTTGTAGGTGTTGTAGGGTCTGGAGTCGGTGCAGGGGCGACATAAAGTTCACCAGTTACAGTAATGTCACCGGTACAAGTAAATCCACCTGCTGGGTCGGCAAGACATATGGAAACACCGGATAACGTGGTTGCACATCCACCGGGAGAAGGAGGCATAGGCGTATTTGTTGACTGATGCCAACTATGGCTTTTCTTTGTAGCACCTTTAGCATCTAAACATTTCTGCTGGTCAGTAGAGGGAACATCAGGCGCGGGAGTAACTACAGGCGTAGTGATACATTGACCTGAAACAGATTCGAAAGTCTCATCTGCTGAACAGGAGCCGCCGCCAGCGACAGACCATCCATTGCCACAATCATAAGTTCGGCCATATGCATATCTAGGATTAACATCTACACCAGCAGCGGCACCGTCACCTATACACGCCTGAATACCACTGGAATAACTTGCACCCGTATACGGACCAATATAAACAATCGCGGCAAAGGAATTAGATGCAAACAAAAAGAAAACAAAAGACAGAAATAACCTAACGACCGGCGCAAAGCATGAACAAAGCAGCCGTAACCCAGAACCAGACGAAGTCATTCGGATCGATATACATTTTAATGGCCCCATGATTTTCTCCAGACAAAAAAAAGCCCGGAGGGAAAGACTCCCACCGGGCAAACAGGGTTAATTAAGTCCCTGCACGCATTGCCTTCTTGGCAGCACCGATGAGTGCAACGAGGCCAAACATTGCAGCAGTAACAGCGGCAGCAGCGGCAACACCACCGGCGACATAGCCAAGGGCCTCAGCGGTGTCGATGTTGGCACCAGCAGCGAAAGACGGCGAGGCAGTTGCCATAGCAATCGAGATAGCTGCCAGCTGAGTGCGGCCGGATTTGCAGAGAACGAGCAATTTGTTTTTCATAAAACACCTTAAAATGAGTTACGGACGGTTTTGCAGACCCAGCAGAAAACAAAGAATGCAAGTAAAGCACCAGTTATTTCCATGCGCTGTTCTGCGGTAATTGCAGGACTGAGAGAGTCCCGCATTTCTTGGACTGTGAAAGTTTGAAGTTGACCAGTACAGACGGGAGTACCGTCGGACTGAACTTGCCACATTCCATCACAGCCGAGAAAATTCATATTAGCCAGCCTTCTGAGGGTTCATTGCGTCAGAAAGCGGAGGAAGGTTCTTACGACGACCTTGACGAGGATCGCAGGTGAATTCGAGGCGACCATCGCGAACGTCAGCAATAACATCACACTCATAAGTGCCAGGCTGCGGAACCTCAGTTTGATTTTGCGCATAGAAGTCAGTCTTCTGAGGATAAGGAATGCCGGGCAAGTGAACAAAAGCCTGAAACATGGTGTAAGGCTTCTGCGACTTAGCAGCAATACCGCTACGGGTAACGCCGGTAACTTCAATAAAAAGAGTTGGAAACTTAACAGTCATTATATTGCCCCTTAAAGTGCGGGTAGCCGAGAACTTAAGCTCGGATTACGATATGCCCAGCTGGGCGGAATAAGATTTGGTACACGTCGAAACGTCAGGAACTGACGCTTGGCTAATTGCGAGCGAACTTGATCAGCTGATGAAGCCTGTAGAAACAAACGCATAAGCGAACTAGCGAAAGCACTATCATCAATGTTGCCAGAGTTAAAATTAGCAATTTCAGCCTCAACAGAATAACGGAGAATCTGATATTGGGACTTGTCCATTAGTAACCCATCCATTCAGCCATCGACGGTATGCCTTTGGCTTTGAACTCGACAATGTTGAACTTGTTAGGATCAACCCAGCGTTGTAAACCCTGTTCTTTCTGTTTCTCGACAACTGCGAGAGTCTCAGCAACTTGCTGGGTTAGAACAGGGTTCATGAACTGCTTAACGTGGCGCTGCTGTTCAAGCATACGACGTTGTCCAGGTGAAAGCTGAGTACCTTGGAGACTGGTAATCATGCTGCAACCTGCAAATGATTAGGCTTGCGATACCAGTTGCCTTGGGGGATGTGAAGAACAGTCTTATTGATTTCACGGACCTGTTTAATGATTAAAGGAGAAAACTTACTATGATCGCACTCATTTCGAATGTTGATACCGATTTTGTTAAGACGAGATGCGTGTTCATCAAACTGACGCTGCTTGATACCCAAGGGCTGACCCTGCATCCAAAGAAAAGCAACGGAGGCGGTAGAATTGGCAGATTGTCGGCTGCGAACATAGCCTCTATTTAACAACTCATCAGCGATAGTAGTAATATCCATTGCACTCACCTGCAATTTTTGGTCTACGGATAGAAATTCATTGTGTTTGGCTTGAAGTAGGCTCTCATCAAATAAGCCCCAAAAGGCTAGACCCTTACGCTTCAAATACTCTGCCTTAAGCTCTTGTTCCATACGCACAACACCGTTTTCTACACAGTAGTCACGGACTTTGCAGACATACTCATATTCGACAGACTTAGGACCAAAGTCACGAAGAATTCGAGGGAGCAACTTTTTACTTAACTCAGTAGCCTTGCAATAAGCTTTACGATATTCAAGACGTCCACCTTTGCCGTTGCCCTCGGGAGTCCAAGTACAAGTTTTCCCATTTGGATAAAGAAAACCAATACTATGTCCTATGCGCTGACTGGACAAAGACTTTATATATAAGGGCTCATTTCCAAGCCCTACAGAAATATTAGTAGTCATATCGATGCGATGGATAACCGCACCATCTGCAACAAGATCACCAGAAAGACCACCAGACTTGCCATCACGAATGTAAGTTCGAGTACAGCGAGTAAAAGGAGGCAAACCACGCTCAGCAAGTAATTGATTAAAAACAGATATGCATTGGTCAATTGTGGTGAAGCCAAAAAGATTATCTAAGCGGCCTACACGACTGGGGTTGCCATCAACACGAACGGTTCTTCCGATGACATGGATAAAAACGGAGGTAGAAAAAGACGCCTGATGCTTGACTTTTCGCTGGGTTGTGCTGAGTACATCGCCAGTAATGGCATCAACGGACATGAAGAACGTGTCACAGACCAAAGGAAGGTCATGATCATGTTCTTGAGATACCGTGAGCCAATCGTAGAATTTCATAAGCCATCCGTTGACATGTCGACAAGTCGATATAGGACAAAATGTAACCTTGTCGACAAATCGATGTCAAGATATGTCGACAGATTAGCAGTAGCCTTGAGAGGAGGCCCGACGAATGGACGAAGAGATGAAAAAACAGATGCAGCTCCGAATAACTACACAGGAGCAAGAGTTGCTTAGGAAAAAGTCTATAGAAATCAATAAGATGCTTTTGAAACAGGGCCAATCCCCTATGGAAGACCCCAAGCTTCTCCATAAAATCTTAGAGAAATCAATACCTTACGCAAGGGTTGGCGAGTCAGGCGAAATCGTTATCGATCCTGAGTGAGACCAGAAATTGCAGAGGTCCGCAGTAAAGTGGGGGTGTAACAGCACCCCCACCCGCTAGGCTCGAAAACAACAGGGACAGAAAATGCGCGCAGAACGCGATCAGAACGACACGGTACGCACTCAGAAGAGGCCTGAGCGTCGTCTGGCATACGAAATAGCAATTGGCATCATCATTGGCGGCATGACGCTGGCAACGATACAGGCGCTGATAGCGATGGTTGCCTGGCAGATCTACCTTCATGACTTGAAAGTGATTCTGAGATAGCCAGGTGCTGCAAGAAACGACCTCCGGGACCCGACAACCGACTGTGCTGTGCGTTATGGGTCCGTTGCGGTAAAGCTGAGTGATCATGGCGCGAAGTGATCTTGCGGAGGGCCTGAGAGCGTCACACGCGATCAGGAGATGTGGTGCCACGCATAATTGACGTTATGGGTAAATCGATCGCCGGGGGCTGCGCAATGGTCCCGACGATCGATTCTGGCCGTTGGCCGCAAGTACCATAACGTCCTCACATTATGCGTACCTCTG